GTAAGATACACCCATTAGTGTCTTTTGGCAAATTTCCAGCATGTATAAGGATATAAGAGCGATTACGCACATCCATAACTTGATAGACTGCTTTGTATTTATTTCCTGAGAATGGGTTGCACACATATTTCCCTGTGGGGATACATGATACCCAAGGTTCGTTATTCACCCACGGGTTTTCGAGTGTGTATATGGGCTTGTGGGATACTTTATGTATTTTAAGAAGACCGATGGTGACTTTATCATTGGAATAGCCGCGCGTGAGGGTTACTTCTATCATTTTTTTTTGTTATCTATCGCTATGCCCTCGGCACTCTTTATTTTCATGCGGATGTATTTTATTTGGTAGATTCCATAAATAATACCAGTAACGCCCAACATAAAACTAATAACAACGGATGCTGTAGCCGAGGTTATGGCCGCAATTATCCATATAACTAGATTCTTTAAACATTCAAAGCCAGCTTCGTGTTTCACTGCTACATCCATTCTTTAATACTCCGGTCAAGTTAAACACTGTGACCACCACCATTGGCAAATTATGTGCTTTTGCATCTTTATTTGCCGTTAAATCTTATACCATAAGTAGAGAGGAATAAACACCCTACTCGATTTCGTATTCTCTGCAAATTATCCAAGCAACGCCGACAAGGGCGAACAATGTCTGAATTATGTAGAATTCAAAATTAGAGCCGCCAAATATAATATCGGATAGATGCGCATATAAGGAGTAAAGCCATGTGAACAATAACAGTATCTTTGCCCTGCTGTGCTGGACTTTCTTGAAGCAAACATAAGATACGCCCGCTGTTAGCAAAAGAATATGCTGTAATGCTCCGCCGTATTCATAGAAGTCCGTCCAAATATCTTCATAAATAAAGACGGGTGCCGCCAAATCAAGAAGCCATGTTAAGGCTATGCTCGTGTAGAAAACTTTGATGATCGTCTCTTCCCCCGAGATGTTCTTATATTTCTAACCTTAGCTTTAGTGCTATTATTGCTTTTTGTCGAGCTTTTTTGTTTGGCCGCCTGTTTCTTTGGTGGTTGTTTTTTAGGAGTGACCCTCTTGGTTACCGAACTTTTCTTATTCGTTACTTTACCCGGGTGTTTTGGCATGTCTTCTCCTATGTTAATCCGCTACCAGATTTCCAAGAACCATTCTCGAAAAAATTAAAAGCGTTGGTGGTCGTATTATAAACAATCATACCATTCTCGGCCTTGATTGCGTCGCGCTCTGTTGTGGTTACGCTTTGTGTGCGAAGTGCGCCGTCTTGTCCACCCATTGCATAGAATATCTGATAAACAGACCTAACGAAGTCGGTCATAAACCCCTTTTCGCTTATGCCTTCAGGTATAATTTGGGGTGGGGGATTAAGTAGGGGCATATTATCAGCCTGTGCTATATCTTAGATAAATAGCGCCAGCGTCGAAGTCCGGCGTTCCGTTGCTACTTGTTATGCGTACCGTAGTCAGCTCGGCAGACAGAGATTTATGCCCATCCGACTCCAGTGTTTGCGTGCTATTGGTGTTTGCACCCGAGGCGGCTATATACCAAGTATTCGCAGATGGCCTAACCAAAGTTAATGTGATTTTGCACTGAGATATATCGGCCGCTGCGGCGTGCTCGTTCAATATGGCGCTGCTAGACCATTGTTGAGAGTTACCAGTATCATTAGAGTAGTTCCCTACATAGCCACTGGTTTCAATTCCCCCACTATCTCCTATCTGCATAATATAGTTAGCCCCTTCTGCGTCAAAGGAAAGGTCTATTCCGAATACTTCAATCTCTGTAATACCAGCGGGGATAGTAAAATCTATAGCTGTCCCAGAAAGAGACTCATTGCTTTGTTCAATTTGGGGGGTATATGAAACAACCGCTCGACCGTCAGCGCGTGTGTACGAAATTACATGAACCTGATTAGCTGCTGTCGCGAATCCTATTAAGGAATCACCCACTGCCGCCGTAATATCTGCCTCACCGGGAAGGTCTAGGTTTGTTCCGTTGTGCGTCAAGACAGGAGTGCTATCAAATTGTAGTATGAATGGTGTTCCAGCCGCGACCGTTATTGTTCCTATAGGCCCCGTGTTGCCTGTTACATCAAAGTAATTGCCGTCAGTCCCTAAAACAAGGGTAGTAGCGCTTACTATATCTGCACCCTTTGTCCATGATTGTGTATTTGCAAATGTATTAACCGTATCAATCTGTGCGTCTTTATCACCAAACAAAGACCAAGACGTTTCGCCGCTAATCATCCAGCCGCCTGTGCCCGGTTGCGTGGCTTGTGTTAGAGCTCCGTTGATTGTCTCAGAACCGTCGGCATCAAACGTCACAACACCCACACCAGAGTTGCGCCAACTAAACACATATCCTGAACCAACTACGTCAATATCGGGAAGTGTGGTGGTTATGGTGCCGCTAAAGTTAATATGGGTGTTTGCGTCAGAGGAATCAAGGACAGTAGAGGTCGAAATCTCCTGTGTCGTGCTTCCGAAGTCAATTGATACGGAAATATTATCCTGTGTCCAAATAGCCCCCGTATTTGAATCTGCCGCCGCTTGGGTGGGGAATAGTGAAAGCTTGTATTTCTCGTTGATGTGGGGGATTACAATCGTGCTCGATACTTCAGGGTAGCCGTCTGCGTTTAGAGCCATACTGGAGGCAGTTGTAGCGCCACTGCTATCTGTGGCCATTACGATATTGTTTGTAGTTCCCGCCGCGAAGGCTTTTAATACTGCTCCGGAGAACGGGTCTCCGTTTGTATCCACATATTGAACGCCTGTGTGTGATATTGGAAAGAAAGCCATTGTTATTCCTTACTTTGTGCGCGTGATGTTGCGATTGTTGATATACCTGTAGCAGCTTGCACTGTTCTCGGGCTTATTTGCCTAATGGGTTTGACCGCTGACCCGCCTTGCGTGGCTATTAAATCGGCTAATCTATTGGCCTTACCCACCTGCAATTTAGTCGCCGCGCCTCTAGATGCGAGGGATGCCGCTGTTGCCGCAGCGGTTCCGCCAACGCCCGCACCGGACGCAACGCTTACTATACTTATTAATCTACTTCCAAACGTTCTGAATAAATCAGTTACAACACCTGTCTGCGCGGCTTTCTTGATAGCCTCTCTCTCAGTTTTGTTGAATCCTTTAATACGATTCGGATTGTTGAGTAACGTTCTAAAGCCAGACTTAATAGCGGAGGCGGGGTTATCGGTTAAATCTGCTCTTTCTATAATTCTCTCAATATCAGAAAGCTTTCTTGAGGTAGACCATAGCTTCCGGCCTTCTTTTAGGGCTTCAAATCCCTCTTTACCACCAGCAACCTTACCCGTTTCGGCATTCTCTATCATATTGCGGAGCGTGCTTTGAATTTCGAATATCTTGCGGCCTTCTTTTTTCAGCTTGCCAAGTTCTGTTAATTTATCTATTTCATCACCTAAAAACTCATCAAGCTCTTGAGCTGCGCGTAGGTTTATCGGCTCTCCTCGGATAGAATTAAATCTTTCAATAACCCTTGAGAAAGCAGATTCCCCTGTTATCTTCTGCCCTATCTCTGTTTGGGGGGTAAGCTTATTAATCTCTTTTATAAAGTCATCTGTAAATTCAGGCGTAAGAACACCGCCAACCTCGTCGGCTTGTTGGTAAAGTCTTCCTGCTTGTTTTCTCAATTGCTCTGAATTGGGAACGATTTGTTTTCCAGCGACCTTTCTAGCTGCCGCCCCTTGTACGTCTAAAGCGCTCTGAAGGGCTTGTATGGCCTTCGGGGCATCTTTTAAATCCTTAACCTTCGATATACCGCCACTAGGCACAGCGGCCTCTATGATGAAGTCAGTAATAGCCTCAACCTTGCCCTCTGGCTGTAGTGTGCCTTTGGTGATTGTGTCAATACCGCCAACGACTTGCTCTCTCAATGCGGGGGTTGTTCTTACTCTTTCCGCGAATGTCTCCAGCGCAGAGCCCTCTAATCCAGCAGTCTCTAATCCCAATTCAACACCAGACGCAAGAGTTTTAGGGAGAAGCAAACCAACATCAGCTATGGCGCTTAATCCTGCGGCTATATTTCTTGCGCCTCTGCCAGCAGTTCTTGCAGCTTGCTCGCCAAATGTTCTTTGTTCAACTGGCTCTTGTATAGCCTGAACTGGTTCCGGTTGTTTAAATTTCTGTGATAGTTTTTGTTTAAGCGCACCAAGCTGCTCGGGTGTTTCTTGTCCCGTTAAGGTTAATGTTCTTCCATCTGGTAGGGATATATTACGTGCCATTATTCCTCACCCAGAAAATCATCTAGTGAAATTGTTTCGGCTTCTCCGGTGTCTTCAAGCTCTTCGCCTAAAACATCAGCGAAATCCTCACTAAATAATTTTCTTTGGTTGTTCAATACCTTAGAGCGGTTGTCTTTAATTCCAGTGAGCCTAGCAATAAGAATATCTGTTTTTTGGTTTTGGTCAAGTGAACCAGAGGTTGCCTGAAGTAATCTGTTTTCAAGTTCTGAAACCTGCCCCAATGCGCCGCCAGTAGGTGAAGCATCCCGCATAGATTGGAGTTTATCAAATCCTACGTTTGCACGAATTGTCGCCAAGTTCTCTGTTATTGTTTTCTGGTCTGATAGGGGGAGGTCTTTAAACACAACGCGACCCGCCGCTGAATTTTCTTGGATAAGTCTAACTGTCTCGTCAATTGTGCTTTCCAGAAATACCGTGGTGTCTTCTATCTGCCTAAGAGCAAATCTTGCTTTTGGCATTTTATCTCGTTTCTCAACTAGTACCGCTGCCGCTTTCTTGCCCTTCTCTTTAGCGCCCGCCAACTCTTCTGTGGTCTCGGCTACACCCTCTGCAAGCTCCGTAACCCCTCCAGCGGTTTCAGTAAATCCTTTTTCACGAGTTTTAAGGATGTTTATAAAATCATTTACAGATGCTTGTGCTGATTCTTTCTCTTCTGGCGTTTGCGAGCCAGAAACAACAGCCCTTAGGTTTCTCAATTGATTAAAGTTTTTCTGCCCTGCGGTTAGGTCACGTCCCGAGGCGCTCTTAGCTCTACGGAAATCACTAACACGGTTAGTCTCACTAACAATCTGTGAAAGCCCCTCTAAATCACCAGCGCGAACCATTGCCAGCGCTTCGGTTGTTTCATCTAGATTAACATCTAACCCCGCATCCTTGTCGTCTTGAAGTTTACCTAGCCGCCTTACCAAGCTTGATTCGACAGCGGAAGTATCCCCGCTTTCAATCGCTGTGTTTAATGTAGGCTCAAGACTCGATGTAAACTCGGAAATGCTGTCAAACTGACGTTTTTTCCTATCATCCAACAAATCAATATTAGCGGCCTTAATATCAAGCTCCTTAGCCTCCCTATTAAGCTGTCTATCTTCTTCACCGCGAATGTCTTGCGTTTCTTGGCGTGATACTTGGCGTGCCTGTTCTTCTCGCTGCCGCTTCTCTTTAAAAGCGGTACTGATAGACCCTGCAATATTGGGTTGTGCGCCCCCTGCCGCTATTAAGCTTGTAATTCCCATTATCCGAATCCTCCTGTTGCTGCTTTAACCGCTATATCTTGGACTTGCCCAAATGCCTCGGCCTCTGCCGCTCGTGCTCCGAGAATACCTGCCGCACCCGTCTCACCTATACCCGCCTGTTGCCCCGCTATAGCGCCTGCGCCTCTTAATTTAATGTCCGCCTGCCCTGTCGCGCTTCTAAAGCCAAGATTAGCGAGGTTAGAGCGCTGTGTGATGTTCTGGTTAACTAAGTCAGTTCCCAATAGTAGAAGGGAGTTTTGAAGAGCCTCTGCGGTACCTCCTGCGAATGCTTTCCCTTTAGCAGCAGCCCCGCCTAAGATGCCTTCTTGCGAGCGTTGGGCTAGTGCCTCAAAGAATGGGTTGTTCTGAACGAATTCTAGTTGAGCTTGTGGGTCGGTTACCAATGCGCCCAAACCTTGTAGGTCAGTCTCGCCTACTTCTCGAAAGGGCTCAAGTCTTTCAATACCAAACTCACCCGCTTTGCGAAGGGTCTTGATCGCCTGTTCCTGCCCCTCTATTTGCCTTCCAGCAGCTTTTTTGGCAGCATCGGCTCCGCTACCTAAAAACCCGCCTACAGCATCTTTAACAAATCCCATGTTTTACCTCATAAGTTAATTTATGGCAGTCATATAGCTTGCCATTCTTTAAATGTGCGTTTTCCTTTACGCATATCTCTTTAAATCCGAATTTCTTTGCAAAATTAATAACGGAGCGGTAGAGAGTGGGTATCTCTACATATACATCTCTTGGCCACAACATAAACGAGGATTGTAGAAGCTCATTGGCGTGTTCCCTGAATTCCTTTAATACCATAAAATGCATCTTCTTTCCGTGCACAATAAACAAACTCGCTATTTTGCAATCCACATAACCCCCAATGAAATTAGCGTGTTCAAAGGGGATGATAAACTCTTCCCGTGAGGGGGAATTATCGTCGCTTATCCTATCATATATCTCCCTATTAAGGATTATTTTCTTAACCTCCCCGTAGGTTGCTTTATCGGCGTGTATCATATCCCCACCTCAATGTCGGCGGCGGCGGAATGAATGGACAAATAAACGGGGTCAGACATTCTGATTCTTACAATGCCCGTATCAAAACTCCCCAATGCAAACCATTCAACTTTATGAAGGAACTCACCTAATTTACCTATTGTTCCCCACTTCTCAGTTCCGAATGTTCTTCCTCCGTCCGTAGAGAGTGAAAGCATAACTTCAGGGTTTTGACCTTGGCCAGCAAGCAATCCCACACCCGTCTCCATAATAAGCTCAAAGCGGCTCATTGTTACCTTCTTGCCCGGTGCGCCTAATAGTCCGCCGTGTAACGGGAAGGAGTCCCGTAGGCGTATCATCACCTCACCATTATTCGTATAGGTGTCGGGCTCTAATTCATAAACATTCCCGCTCTGGGAGTCGCCTACAAGGTGCTTTCTAAATGCAAACGCATAGGAGGAGGCTATTGTTTTTCCTCCGTCTACGCCGCTTGACCACTCAAACCATTGGCCATCTTCGGGATATATAAAAGTCTTATCACCCGTGGGAAATGTAATGGCGTACATCCATTGGCCATTTATATTAAAACAAGACCCATGTGCGTCTGTTGTGAGGCCGTATGTGGCTATCTCTCTGGCAATAGCCTGTGTTGTTACAGCTTGTAATGTTGAGCCCTGCACGCGGTACACCTGATTATCACTTCCAAGGAAGTACATAAATCTATCATTATTGGAAACTGAATTAACCGCGCCCAAACCTATAGGAAGCGTTCCGTTCTGCACTCTATCGAATGGTGGGTTTCCCACCCCAGTATTCCACCATTGCTCTATTGTTTGCTCACCCATCAAATAAAGGGTTTCGCCTAATACATAGGGCCTTAGCAATTCATCAGCGTTACTCTCAGCCCTTGCGGTGTTGAGGGTCTGAATAATCGTCGCATCTCCTACGTCTGAGACCCAAAACCTGCCGTCATCACCATCATAGATGATTTGGTTGTTCAAATGAGCCGCTGCATTAGGTGTTTCAAGGTCGGAATCGGTAATAGTGGTTAAGGTTGCCCCGTCCCATTGGTAAGGAATACCATCGGAGACAATAATCACATTATCCAGTATCCCGACCATAACTGTTCTCGATACGCCCGGTATAGTTCCTAGTGTCGTATGCGTTCCAGAACTGTTAATACTGTACAGCGTCTCGTCGGTGACCTTATAGAGTATTCCTCTGTGTTCAAGCATCCCACGGTCTTTAGCGCCCGCTACAGTCCCAAAGAGTTTTAACCCATGGAACGATTCAAGGATATAATCGCTTTTGGTCAGGGGGTCTTGTTGTAATTGCGGCCAGAAATTCCGGGTAACTTGTGCTGAAAGAGGCAGTGACTTATGTTTGTAAGTACCGCCTGCTAAATTGATAGGAACTGTTTGCATTAATAATCCGTTGCGTCTTCTTGTGATACATAATCAGCCGTGGCGAATTTCCTGATTTCCCTATCCCCGTTGATAGCTGATAGTTTAACCCGCTCAAATCGGGCGGGAGACAATCCATAAACGCCGGAGCAATTATCCGCGACAAGCGCAGCGACATGAGGGGTTAACTCGTTAGGGACAGAGGCGGTGGATGCCCATGTGGCGAAGCCGTCCTTCTTTAACTGCGCGTAGACCTCATCATAACCAGCTTCAATTCTAGTCTTGTCTTGAGACTGCAAAACCTGCCCGAGCTGGAGGATACCTAAATCATTCGCCGCTCTGTCTCTAATTTCTGCTTTAGTTGCCATTATTCCGCTTTCTTAGGGGGTCTACCGCGTTTCTTGGGGAGAGTTAAAACTTCCGGCTCTATTTCAACATCAATAACATTGGGTTTAATCTTATCCGAAATCTCTTCGAAGAACTTATGATTTTTAAGCTTATCCAATACCTCGGGGTCGGTTACTTCGACGGGCTCCCCGCCTACTGTGAATTTATACCTGCCCATAAAGTTAATTGTTCGTGCGCTGTCTGGGCTGCTTCCTAAAAATATGTATTTCATTGTTCTCTCCTATTTAATCGTTGTTGTCTCTTTGAGCGTTTTAACGTCTACGCCCGCCTCAGTAGCCCTAGCCGTTCTGGATAGTCTTTCGTATGCCTGCCTCGCCCCATCGTGCGCAGCGTGCTTTATTTCGAGTTGTTTGATGTGTTCAAGTATTTCTTTCATCTTATCGCTATGGGTGTCGGCCATCTCATCAAATTGAACTTGTGTAAAAGGCGGGTTGGCAAAGTCTTTCTTTCCACCCCAATCCCTTCCCTCAACAAAATCACACTTACCTATATGTGAAACCTCGGGGATAGTAACCTTAATACCACGTCCTTTTGCGAAACCAATCCATGCCTCCATACAAGGCCGCTGCCAGAAATACTCGTGGTCGTCTGTGGCGAGGTCTACGCCGTAGATTGCTATTTCAGTAGCGCCTTCTAATATAGCTATGCCCATCATGTAAGCAGGTGATGATGTTAGGTAGAGTGAGCCAAATAGTTTTTTCACTTTGTCGAATGGGTATCTATCGACCCTAAAAACAGCGCTTAAGTCATCGCCAACATAGGGGAATTTCTCCCCCACAATAAGAGGGATATTTTGCCTAACAAGCCAATCTGCGTAAGCCTGAGGGTCGTCATGTTCCGAAAGGTCATCATGTATCTCAAACACCCGCGTAACGCGCTTATCGAGGTGCCTGTCTAGTCTATTGCCTAATACCCATATTTCCCAGCTCTCATCTTCATAAGGGGCTAAGAACTCGGAAGAAGGGGCTCCGCAGGTGATTGCTACTTTCATAGAGCAATTATATATTATTCAGGTGGTAAGTAAAGGGCGAGGTCTCCCCCGCCCAATTCTTTAGTCAACTACGTAGTAAATGTCTACTGTTACGGTGCCTGTGGCAGTCGTAGCAGCGTCTTTCACTGTGAAGAATACATCCAATGAACCACTTGGGTCAGTAGATTGTCCGCTTACGAATTCATAAGCTTTCTTCCCGATGTTTGCAATCTCGCCGACTACTGGAGTATCTGAACCAGCAGTAGAGAGCGCAATCCCATTCGCCAAGGCATCAGGGTCGGTTGTGATATTGCTATCAACAGAACCAAATCCAATGTCAAGAGTGGGGGAACCCGAAGTTGCGAGGTCGTCGTTATAGATGCGACTTGCTCCCAAAATACGGGCACCGGATGGAACGGAACCAACCCGTGTGGTAATACCCGACGCCGAAGCAGCCAATTCAACTGTTGCACAGAGGTTCTTCACACTGAGTGAATCGCCTTTGCCTGCAACAATGTTATTAGACGCCCGAAGTTGGGTGGCTTGGTTTGTGTATGTAGTATCAGCCATGATATTTTCCTTTCTTAGGCATCAAGTGAAGCGCTATGGAAGTGAGTTACCACGCCATGTTGCTTGTTGTTGTAGAAGATTTTCTTGATATCGTGCTTAGCTGAAACAGCAACACCGTTGAGATGGTCGTAGTCATCTTCTTTGCGGCGTTTAAATTCAGCCATGCGGCCAATACCAAAACCAACATCCTGTGCACCACATAGGAACCCAACACCAACACGGCTAGCAGAGTCGCCAGCATTGTCGAGGCCATCGCCTGAAGCAGCACC